TCAATCCTTCTACCCCTCAATTCAACCAACTCCGTTTCAATTTCAGGAAGCTCGTTTTCCTCGTCAGAATCATCCAAAGCAAACCTTCTAGTGATTTCCATTGCTTCTGATTTTCTAGCCTTTAAAGTAGCATCCAATCCTGCATCTGAACTACTTTAAAGAGCAATNAGTTTCTCCGGAATCATTGCTTTCGGAAACATAAGTAAAAAGATCGAGTTCGGATCTATAATTTTCTTCGTAAACATCAGTTTGGTTATTTCTTTCCTCCCTAACAACAACAATAGTTTCATCAACTCCGATATTTTCTTTTATATTAGTGATAAATTCATATCCTCCAAGAATAAACTCTCCTTTTACAAGAACCTTACTTGCAAGAAACTGAAGAGAATCAGATGTTTTTCTAGTTATTCCGAAATAAGTTTTATCTCTCGACATAGATTTTTCATCATCATACCAACCCCTTGGTTCTGAAATGTATTCTCTATTACCTGACTCTAAATGAACTAAGTAATATCTAACCCTATCTGGAAATGTAAATGCTGATTGATTCATTTATTGTTGTTTACTTAGCAAATATAAAGCATGATTGCTATTTTTTACCTGTATATTGTTAATATTTTTCACTCCTTTGAATCCCTTCTTGATTCCTGTTGATATAGTTCCTTCTATTCCAGACAAATCAACACTATTCAATCCGCTTGATGAGAATATGTTCTGATCTCCAATCATAGATGATTTTACTGAGCCAATCATCATTTCCCTAGCCATTGTATTGTAATCTTTATAGATAATATCTCCTTTTTTACCATCAACAATCGCATTCTTTTTGTTTGTTGTAAGAATCTTACCTTTCCTGTTAATAAACTCCTGTCTCCCAGATTCATGATCGTTAATCACCATTTTACCATCGTGATCCATTTCACCACCTTCAGCGAATTGAGGTAAAGGAGTAGCTAAAACTGTTGCTGCTTGAACGGCACCAATAGCGGCCACAATAGGAATAGCAGCCAAACCTAACAATCCACCATCAGCAGGAAGTCTTGTTATCGCAACCGCAGTATTTAAAGCAATACTAACTAAAGCTGCTGCTTTGTCAATCTTAGCTTGTTTTTGCTTTGCTTTGATTTNNTTTTTCTCTAGTTCAATATCCCTTTTTTCTTTTTCTTCTTGCAATAGTTTTTCTGAATTAGCCGCAGATTGTCTTATTCCTTCTGCCCTCTCAGCTTTTTCTTCTGCTGACAAATCAGACATAGCCGTAGCTTCTAAACTTCTTTCAGTAGACTCATCAAGCCTTTCCAATTCAGCTTCATGTGCTTTTTCAAGTGCCTCTTGCTCTTTCTCTATGTCCTGAAGCCTTCTTTCGGTAAAAGCTGCAGATAAATCAGACAAAGAATGGACCAAAGCCTCCATAGCCCTTAATCCTTCCATGTTTTTCTCTATCCAGTCAGAAAATTCATTAGTCGTACTAACTCCATCAAGATCTTTAAGTGCCGCTTTTAGATCCGAAATAGTTTTAAGCATTTTTGCTTTTTCTTCATCTCCAATATTTCCTGCAGCAATTCTAATTGCCAGCATTTTTCCTCATGTTCGATTTGATTCTGAAGCAAAATCGAGTTATGTTTTATTTGCTCTTGTTCGGTTTCTTTCTGAGCCTTGGATAAAGCATTGAATCTTTCTGCCTCAACCAAAACAACCTCAGCGTATCTATCCCTTTCGTCTTGAAGCTGCTCCTCAATAGCTTCTTTTGCTTTCTCTACACGCTTCTTTTGAATCTTGGCCAAATCATCATTAAACTTAACTCAGCTTTTGTATAGCAGAATTTTTCTCTCATTAGCTTCTTCTAGATCAGCAGAACTTTTTTCAGTATCTTTTTTTATGTCTGAATTCAATGAAATAGCAATTGCTTTTCTGTGCAAAGAGTTAATCCTAGCTAGTTCTTCCTGCTTCTCGAAAGATATTTCATTTGTTTTTATTACTGATTCATTTATAGCTATTTCGTTCTTTAAACGCTCCCTAAACGCTTTTCCATTTCCTTGCTCTACTGACTCAGGAGTTACTTTATCATTTTCCTTATTAAGTACCTGTTGTATTTTGTTAAGCTCCAATTGAGCTATAGCCAATGCCTGAGTGTTTTCTCTCTGTTTTTATAGCTTTGTCATAAGCTTTCCAATCCGCAGATTTAACAGATTGATTGTATGTTCTATCAGACCAACTAAGTTCTTCAAATTGCTTGATAGCAGCCTCTCCATCCTCGTACCTCTTCTTATTGAACTGAAAAGACTCCAACGCTGATTCTTGCTGAGTTCTTGCAAAAACTATCTCAGCAGCAGTCAATTCATTTTTCTGCTTAACTCTTTGTGCTGTTAATTCGCTTATTATTTTTTCTTGTGCAATTATTTTTTCGTTGTTCACTCCTTCAAAATTAGACAAAGTAAGTTTAGCTATCTCTGTTCTAGCATCCACAAGGCCTTTTGATGTAGCTTCTTGTCTCTTCAAGAAATCCTCACCTGCTTTTCCCCATTTTTCAAGAACACCTTCATCAAAAATTTTCTCTGAAGTACTACTTAATTGTTCTTGAATTATAGATAACTTAGATGCTTGATCTCCAAAAACAAGAGTTGCAGCAGTCATTGCTTGGCTAATTTTGTTAAAAGCAGATGCGACCAAGCTAGTGTCACTTGTTACTGATTTTACAAACAACTGCCATGCTGTAGTCATTCTGTTCTGAGAAGCTACTAAGGTGTTTACTTTATCTACCGATTCAATACCATAAGCTGCCTCAACCGCTTTTGCAAAGTCAGGTAAAACATCTTTAGATATTACCTCTCCTTTTTTAAGCATTTTATCAAGCTCCTCGATAGTTACACCCATCGATGTCGCCATAATACCCAATGCGCCTGGAAGCCTTTCACCTAATTGTCTACGTAATTCTTCTGTAGTAATTTTTCCCTTGGATAGCATTTGTTCCAACGCAAGGAATATTCCGTTGAGTTCATCGGCACGAAGACCCATAACACCAGAAACTTTTGTAAAAGTCTCGAAAATATCTTGAGTATCTTTTAAAGCAACACCGGATTGTTTTGCGGCTACAAAAAACTTAACATACCTATTCGTTAAAGTTACCAACTCGGCACCATAATCTTTCGCTAATCTTATAAGAAAAGTATTTGTTGATGCTATCTCCTCCGAAGTACCAACAGTTTTCTGCATTGAGAAATTCAATGAATCAAACGTTTTAGCTAAATCAAACGCAGACCTTATTGCTTTAGAGAAAAGCATTGTTGCTTGAAGCACTCCGTAGGCTTTTACTAAATTCAATATAGATCCAAGCAATCCTTTGTTGGATTTTGTTTGAGCATCTGTCTGTTTTGCTAGTTTCTTTTTATCAGCAACTTCTTTCTTATCTGCCGCTATTCTATGTTTTTGACGATTGGCATCCCATCTTTTCTGAATATCAGCCCTTTCTTTTCGCAGACCTCTCTATCTCAGCCTCAACTTCTTTAGCATGTTTCTTTTTATCAGCAACTTCTTTTTTGTCTGCCGCTATTCTATGAGATTGTCTGTTTTTATCCCACCTAGATTGAATATCTGACCTTCTTTTTTCAGATCTCTCTATCTCAGATTCAATTTTCTTATCTGCCGCTATTCTATGAGATTGTCTGTTTTTATCCCACCTAGATTGAATATCTGACCTTCTTTTTTCAGAAGCGTTTTCCTCAGCCTCAACCTCTTTATTAAAAGCCTTACGAACCTTAACCTCTCGCATTACCTCCTCCTTGGTTCTTGTAGATACTTTTGTTTGAGTTTTTGCTAGATTCTCAACAGAATTGGCTAATCCATTAGTGGTTTTTACAGCTTCTTTTTCAAGCTCTATAACTTTCTCAAGATCAGAAGTAAACCCCTTTAGAGACTCCCCCATAGGCTTTCCTACTTCTTTTCCGGTTGATTTCAGTTCTTTTAGTTTACTCAATAAAGCCTCTAGTTTATTAAGTCCATCACTTATGTTTAAATCGAAATTAGGCATATTCAGCTTGTTTTTTACATATGTTAATGTAGCTTATCCACTCCGCTACACTTGTGTTTTTTAAATTTATAGAATACCCTAAAGACAACGTTCTTGACATAGATATAGCAGTCTCGTATATCGATGTTTTCTCTGTGTTTTTTCTTGCTTATTGGAGTATTGATTCTTTTTCATCGATAGCTTAGTATAACTACTACTCAATCTTTTTTTTGCTGCTTCAACTTGTTCATCTACATCTTTTCCGCTATCAAATAAAACCCACTAGCCTTGTTCAGCACATCAAGGTATCTGGAATCTCTAGTATTATCATACATACTTAGTACACCACTAACTACCTTGAGTTCTATGTCTAGGATCTTTATGGATATTTTGCTTTTTATTTTCATTTCAGCTTCTTTTGATCCGGTTCCTATTATGTAGTCAGTCATTATGTCGTTAAAAAAAACAGCTAGTTGTTTTATCACAAAACCATCAACATTGTCTCCTTCACTATATCCATCTATCATATACCCATAATCTCCTGTATCTATTACTCTGTCGAATAAATATATCGACAACGTGTCTGTTTTTTTAAATATTTTCATCAAACTATCTCTATTTTTATAGTGCTAGGCAAGGTTATGATCAATTCCAGTATATCCGGTTTAATTATTTTTTCGTAAAGAAACTCCTGTTCCTGCTCAGTAAATCCAAATACATCAAACCCAGTAAACATTTCTAGTATTGCAGGTGTCTTTTCGTCTTTGGAGAAAACATCAACAACTCCATTGAATACAGACATGAACATTTCTCCGTAAAAACTACCTGTATTGAATAATGTTACATGATCGTAAACAGCACCTATATCCCTTTTGTAGTTCTCGTAAAAAAGAGAGTAAGTTCCCAGGCTTTGTCCATTACCGTCTTTACCTTCATCGTATAATCTATCTTGTATCTTGGATATAAAATACTGCTCGTTGTTTAGTATTATTTCATCAACTTTCTTTGGGAAAGAAGAAATAAAACGCTCTAAAGCTATTATGTACTGGTCTAGTGTAGCCATAAAACAAATATACAAAAAAAGTCTTTGCGAATATCACAAAGACTTTTTACCAAAATTAACATATATACCCTATGAAATAACTGTAGCTTTTGCCGTTTCTCCTTTTGCGTAAAGAACCTCTTACTAAGTTAACAACTCCATTAAGTTCAAAGAGTTATTACTTCTGAAGCTGATATAGCAGGCACCGTGAAAGTTATAAACTCCATTCGATTCGGCAATAGATGATATAGTTACAGTAAGCACCATTAACTGTGTATAGAAACTCAGCAGCCGAAGTAAGTCCTCCTACATTTGTGTTTCTGTCAGAATCTAATACAATTCTAGCATCGAAAGTAGTTCCTGCTGAAGGAATTGCGTCAAATACTGCACTTGCACTATTAACTCCTCTAATATCTTCCTGAGCATCAAATCCTAACTGCTCCGCTAAAATAACAGCGTAGTCTTGATCTGATTGTTTTCTATTCAATAACTGAATCATGATAGATTTTGATTCCGGATCACCTCCTTGAACCTTTCTCTTTGTCATTTCAGGTGTAACTTGACCTGCCTCGAATCCCTTGAAATCCCCATTGCTATCAATAGCAAGCATAAGGTTTCCTGATTCATCAAAGAAGATCCAGTCAGAAGACTTAAAAGACTCGGCTTTTGATAATTCTCTGTAAAATTCATGACCTTCCTCGTATGTAAACTTGTATTCTACAAGTCCTTTAAGGTTAAGTCTTTTAACCCCCTGCTGTAGAAGTACTATAAGTGTCTTCTGTAGATAAATCCTCAAAAGCTGTTGCGTTCATGAACGGAGTCAAGGTTCTGTCAGCTATCAATCCATTGATATAAGCTATTGTGAAATCAGTGTTTTTTGGAATCACTGTTCCTTTTTTCAATCTTACTGGACTCAAAGGAGTACCAAAACCGATCTGGCAACCTAAAGTACCAGTGTTAGCGGATGCACCACCGCACTCGCTGTTTTTGTTTGCAATTGTTTCTAAAGTTGCCATAATTATTTGATTTTATTTATTCTTTTTAAATAGTCTTGAGTAAATTTGTCTTTACAGTCAAATTCTTCTCCAGGAATCCAATTCTTGCCCCTGGCGCGAAAAGGATTAATAACTTTGCTAATATAAGTCTTTTTAGTCATGTCTAATTTTTTTTATAATGGTATATTCATTCCTGAGTCAAGTACGTTAGATCCGTTCTTTTTTAAGATCTTAAAACACCTGTCGTTTATAGTAATATCAAACTCAATCTTTAAAGCGTCCCAAATATCATCAACAATGTTTTCATTGTTTTCACCGTAGTTATAAAATTTAGTTACAGTGTATTTTTGGTCGTTAGATGTTGTGTTCGATAATCTTATAGCATCCTTTACTTGATTAAAAACAGGTACCAACAATTCCTTAAATGTAGTTTCTTTTCTTTGTTTAGGTGTGTGAGTTTTACTAGTCCTTGTCGCTATTACAAGTTTCATTCCAGAAACATCAACCTCTTTCATTCCGTGAGACTCTATATAAGGAGTTTCTAGCCATATCAAAGGATAAGGGCTGTAATTGTTTTTCCTTAATTTAAGAAAAGCCAATAAGTCTTTTTGAGTTCCAAAATCGAATATAATAGGAAAATCAATGTCAGTTCCTATTCCTTTTACAGGAGTAAGCTCAGAAAATATCTCTTCAAGTCTGTCTTCGATAATTATAGTACTCATAAACCAAACTGATTTATCGTGTTAAACGGCATCGGATTGTAATTAGCGTAGGTGTCAGCCACCAAGTCATTAGAGTCTTTTATAAAATCATCAAGCGTAACCTCAAAAGAAGTGGACCTCCAGTCAACACAAAGAGATCCTTTGTGATAAAAGTAGTTATTAGTTACAGTAGTAATTCCTACTTTTCCAACGAACTCATTCCATGCTCTAACTATTTTAGGGGTTTTATCAACTAAAAAAGCGTTCTTTGCATTCTCCTTAGTGTTACCTGTATTCGCTCTGGTATCATCATCCGATTTTTCGTAAAGACAATAAATATAGTTAGCTATAAAGCTTGAGTTGTAGGATCCATTTTCAATGACTTTAGACCTCATTCCTTCCCAAACCTTGTCTTCTCCGTTTACGTCAGTGTACTCTTTTCCGTTAAGCAAATCATCCCATTTCTGATCTGAACCAGGCTTTATTTTTGAATCCTCTGAGTAATCTAAATTAGATACAAATTCCCTGTACAATTTAGGACCCAAAACCTTATTCAAGCAATCCTTTTCGTATTTAGCTATAAAAAAAGACAACGAACTTTCCACCTCAAGAACACCATAACTTGCATCAGGTTTAGCTTGAGGTAAAAAAATCTCATTGATAAAATATCCGTTATCTATAATCATTCTAAATTACTTTACGATTTCTCCTTTCTTGTGAGCAACCAAAGCTTTTGCAGTACTTTGGTGCATAGGAACAGAATCCTCTGAATCGTTAAATTTAAATTGAACCATTCCCTTAGCTGTTGCCGCTGCTTTTGTTGCTGCTTCAACTTCTTTTCTTGATTTTTCTGTTACTTCTTTTGCCTTTTTGTCGGCTGCGGTTTCATTCACCATGATAAAATATATTAAATTAATTTAAAACCCGGTAATTAATTTTACCGGGTATTGTTTTTTTTATAATGCTGTAATAGCGTCCTTTACAGTGCTAATATTGTCATAAACAAACGCTTGCTCGTCTAACTTCTTAACAAAAGCATGGAATCTTGACTCAGCCAAAATAACAAACTGGTTATTAATGAAATCATCATTTACCCATCCAATCTGAACAGAATAAGGAACATAGTTTGTAGTGTTGTACTTAGACATATCACAAACAAAGATTTTTCCTACAGGGATTGAACGCTCAGGAATGATCGTCATACCTCCAATATTGACTCTGTTGAATAAAGATGCTGTTGGGTATAATGGATTCCCATCACCATTCTTTGCAGACACGAACTGAATGTAGAAATCAGTAGGGTGCAATAACACTAAACTAGGCATGTAAGACACCTCGTCTTCGTAGTTGTGAGTAGTGTAAATATCTGTAACAACCGCATTGATAACGTCCATGATGTTTGGGTTCGTTACAGCTAATGCCATATCACCTGCTACGAAAGTTCTACCATAACTAGTAGCTCCTTTTGGGTTTGGAGAAATCCCATCACCGAATAAAATACCATCTTGCTTCTTTAATCCATGTTTCTTAAACAATAAATCATTAGCGATAGATTGCATACCTCTAATGTCTTGAATAGATTCATCAGTAAGCTTGATATAAGATGCAGCCTTTACAGGTTGAGCATATCTTGTCTCAAGTTTAAAATCTTTGCTTTGATTTAGTTGTACCCTCTGCAATAAAATCAAATCCACCTTCTTTAGGCATTGATTCAGTGTAAGGATAAGCCGCTAAATCCGTATCTACGTTTGTAGTCAAAGGAAGAGCGAAAGGCGTTCTTAAATTGATTGTTCCAGGAGGAGCTACTTGCGTACCAACCAACTCAGGAATACCATCAGGATTTGTTGCAGAACCAGTAGTAATGTTTTCCACAGCTTTCAATTCAAGCTCGATAACGCCATGCTTAGAAGCGTGAAGTTGCTTGATTTTGTCATGATTCTCTTTGATCTGTCTGGATATTTCGCTTTTTAACGAAACATTTACATCAGGACCCTTTGCTTTTTTCTCCAATTCAGCGATCAAACCTCCTTGAGTCTCATTCTCTTTCTGAAGTTTTGCCAAGTCTTTTGCATACTGCTCTGCATCTTCCTTAAGCTGTTTTGTTGCAGCTTCTTGGTCAGCGAATTTTTTTTCTAAAGCAATTTCTGCTTCTGTTTTTTGTGACATCTTGTTAAATTTAGATGATTAATATTTATTTAAACTCTGAATGATTAGTGATTTCTCGGCTAACCTATTTTAAACTGAGTGATATAATCGGCTCAGAATTATTCTATACCTAGAAACGACTTCATTGCCGCTTCTCCTTCGCTCATTTTTACTTGAGCATTATTGAAAACTTTTACAGACATTGTTGGAGTTATCGAATTGCTTCCGTTTGGAACAGCAGATCCTTCCATCATTTTAGCTTCTGTAACCGCCCAAAAATAACCTTTTTCTTCAGCTAGTTCCGGATTTGCTACTTGGTCAATGTATCTATCCCAAACAGTTTTTTCCTCTTCGTATTGATTGTCATTAACAGCAAACTCAATTTTTACATACCTCATTCCAACTGAATGATTCGTAACCCATCCATTCTTGTATTGTTCATACATGAAAGGATTCCTTGATTTTCTAACCTTTGATTCAAAAACAAGTGCTTGAGTAGATCCTTCTTTGTCAAAACCCAACTCTCTCCATGTAAAAGACTGAGTTTTTACTGATAAATCATCTCCATCAGATATGATATGAGAGAATTTTCTGGATTCATGCTCTTGAAGGTGCTTAGGACGTTTAAACTCTGACAAAGTCTTTTTCCAGATACCTTTTATATGAACATCGTCATGAGAATCCATCAATCCAGTAGTGTTTATAATAGCTTTGACTGTTAAAACATTTTCTTCTTGATCTGAGTTCTCAGCTTTGTTTGCATCCAATCCTTTTTCAGAAGAGACCATATAAGTAACCCCGTACCCATCCGCTTCTTTATTTTTAGATTTTGCAGATTCAACTAAGTCAGCCTTGTTTTTTACAAGCCATTCTATCTTTTCCTCCTTGGTGTCGAAATCCTTAAATTTTACTCTCATATCACAAATATATAAAAATTATTTATAAATACATTAAATTGAAAATTATAAATCAGTATTGTATGGTATCACCAAGCTAGCATTTTTTATACCTTCATTCATCTTAATTTGATTATCTTGAATCTTTTTGCTGTCAGCCACATAGCTTTCTTTTGGTATCATTTCAATATTACCACTACCCGAAGCAATTACAGAAGTGTTATCTAAACTATAGAAATATCCGTTACTGATAGCCAATGAATTAACCAAATCTTTGTTATCTAGCTTCAAGTCTACAACACTAGGGTCGATGCAATATCTGTATTGAGACTTTGGTGTTATTGATTTGTATATGGTTCTTATTCCGTCTGTTGTCATTAACTCATTCATGTACCAAGCATATATCTCTTGTGAGCTGATTGTATCGTCTGGTTCATCTAAGTCAAACTCTACATTAGGAACATCTAAAGATATCCCTGTAACCGTACTTCCGTCCACTCCATTGTCGTTGTATATAACATTAAGTTCTTGACTTACTAATCCATTCAGCCCAGAGGCACTAGCAATAACTGTTACAGTCTTTTCATAGTACGCTGTTGTTCCGTTAGTATTAACCGCGTAGATATCAACCGTGTCTCCTGCTGATATTTCAACACCTTCTGTATAAGTCCCTGTTATGGAAGTGCCAGCAATAATTCCTACAGAAAATTCGCTATTCTTAGTTACATTATAAATTCTAACGTTTGAGCCTGCTATTAATCCATTAATTGAATATGGAAGCGTTGTTACAGTTCCGCTACTATCAGTTGCATTACCTATAATTTTCGACCCATTGGACAATGTTATTGTTTCTGTAGTCGTAATATCTCCAATATAATTTATATAATCTAAAAATATATTATACCCACTTGTTTCGTTTAAATTTCCAGAACGGCTAAATAGAAAGCTATCTTCATTAGTGATGTTACTTTCAAGGTAGCTTACAGAAATGTCATATAGTTGCTGAGGGGTTAAATCTCTAATTACCGAACCATTCCCTACAATATTAATAGTGTTTCCAACTTTGGTAATTGTAATAGGGTAGGCATCAACTGTTGCTTGATTTGATTCTGTTATAGACGTATCATCTAAATAAACAATAGCTGAATCAAAAGNATCNTCNGCNGNNATATTAGTCAATCCAAATTGTTTTCCGTACTGTATTCCTCTTAACGTATAAGGTGCGTATTGAGTCCCATCTGAAAGGTTTTTGCTCCCAGATGTCGCCAAAGAAATATCTGTATGTCTTGCAAAGAATTCTGTATAAGCTCCACCTGTAACGTTTTCACTATTTACTGAAGTTGCTGTATCATCGTATAATCGAGTAACAAGTGTTCCCGAAAGAGAATTACCTGCTGAATCAATAAAAGTAGGTCTAACTAGATTCCCATACCTTAAAGTAGTATTGGGTGAATTGTTGC